TGTCCTCTTGGGAATGAGTGTAAGTATTATAATGATGAAAAATGCACTTGGAAACCCGACACAAAACTTTATGTTGTAGAGGAAGAATAATGGCGAGAAAAAGAAAAACAAAACAAGAGCCTGTTAAAGAATGGCCGAAAGAAGAAACGGATTTAACCAGAAAGTATCGTCCACAGACAATTGATAGTCTTGTTGGGAATGCTGTACTAAAGAAATCTCTCAAAGCAGCTCTTAGCAACAATGATGTACCTCATGCAATCTTATTACAGGGGCCAAGGGGGTGCGGAAAAACAACAATAGCAAGAATACTCGCTAATGAATTGAAATGTTCCAGATTTGATTTAAAAGAAATTGATGTTGCAGACTTTTCTGGCATTGCAACAGCAAGGCAGATCAGACGCACAATGAATACACGTCCTATGAAAGGCGATGTTAAAGTATTTATCCTTGATGAAGTAGCCCTTCTTGGCCGTGGAGGAGCTTCTGAAAAAAATGAGGCTCAGTCCGCTCTACTTAAAGCCCTTGAAGAGCCTCCATCTCATTGTTATTTCTTTCTCTGTACAACTGATCCACAAAATGTTCTCAATACAATTAAAAGCAGATGTGTTCATTACACGGTTTCCACATTATCTGAGAAACAGACGTTTGAATTTGTGACTGACATTGCAGAAAGAGAAGACATAGAGCTTCCCAAGAAAGTCGCAATACAAATTGCACGGGACTCGCTCGGACATGCTCGTGATGCGCTTAAAATTTTACAACGTGTGATTTATCTTGATGAAGAAGATATGCTCAAGGCAGCGCAACAGGAAGCGGAGAAACGACATCAAACAATTGCATTGTGCAGAGCGTTGACACAGAAAAAAAGCTGGAAAGAAATGGCGGGGATTCTGAAAGGATTGAATGATAAGCCAGAATCAATTCGCAGAGCAATCAGAGGATACTTTAAAAACGTTTTATTGAATGGACAGGAATGGGCTTTTATTGTTCTTGATACATTCAGTGAGCCCTTGTACAACACAGATGCAGAGAATGAGATTGTTAAGTGTGTGTATGAATGCTGGAAGGAATTAAATGATTAAATAGAAAGGAGAGATATGTGGAAGTAGCACAACATGCAATAGATAGATTCAGACAAAGAACAGGGGCTAAATATTCAGATGAAAGAATTAAAAACAAATTACTTAAAATGTACAACAGAGGAGAAAAAGTATCTTTAACAGCGTACAGAAAAGTAATGGCATTACTAAATCACGGATTTCAAGAAGCATCTTATGTAGAATATTGTGGATGGATATTAGTTGTAGTTGACAGTGTAATAATCACAATTCACAATAACGAAGCAAAATTGACAGCTAAAAAATAATTTCGACATCTTTTTGAACATAACGTCTATATTATGAAAGTGAGTGTATATGTTTGAAGAACATGAAAAAGAAATTGAGGAAGAACGTCAGATTGATCCAGATTCACTTGATGTTGAGTGGCTAAATCAACCTAATCTATTCTATAAATATTCTGATGCACTTGACACAGCAACACAAATACGCAATGAATTAAAGACACAACTTGAGAATTTGAAAGAGCATCTTGAATTTGTCAGATCAGCGCTTGAATTAAAGATCAGGCAGAATCCAGAAGCATTTGAGCTTGAGAAAGTGACAGAATCTTCGATTAAGGCAGCAGTTACTATCCATCCTGATTACCAAAAAGCATTAACGGAGTTGCAAGATGCAAGAGAAGAATTCAATGAAGCTCAGAACACAGTCAATCGTTGCTATACCCGTGTTAATACCATTTCAGAGAAACGCACCTCCCTTGAACGTCTCGTAGTCCTATTAAATCAACAGTATTTTTCCACACCGTCAGTTCCCCGTGATTTGCGCCAAGAATACATAGCATATCAAAAGACCAGAAAAACCCAACGAGAAGCACGTAAAAAAGTAAAGGAAAGGAAAAGAAAAAATAAATGATTGATCTAACATTTTTGGACTTAATAAAGGTGATTGCAATCCTGCTCATTATTCTCTGCTTTATTATTCCAATAAGCATTGCTATGTGTACTTCTTGTTTTCTCTCAACAAAATACAAGGAGAAAATAAAATATCTAACTGCACTCACCAACACAAAAACAAACTATGAGAGGTAAAAAATGGCTAAGAAGAAAAAAGACGCAAAGAAAAAATCATCAATGAGAGACAAGGCAAAGAGAAGAGCAGAACGGAATATGAATCGTGGCGGGGCTATGTACCTTGATCTTCCTGAAGGAACTGAACAGTTCCGGCCTAAAAAAGGAACGTATAGCCTTGACGTGATTCCATACAAAGTATCAGTATCAAATCATCCAGAAGCAGAAAAAGGAGAACTCTGGTATCAGCGTACAATCTGGGTGCATTTCAGTATTAACAATAAATCATATCTCTGTCCCCGTACAATCAATAAACCCTGCCCCATCTGTGAGCAAGTGAAAGATTTATACAACAGTGATGATCAGGCAGATAGAAAACTTGCTGGAGACATCAAGGCAAAAGAACGCGAACTGTACAATGTGATTGATCTTGATGATCAGGATAAAGGTGTGCAGCTTTTCAATATCAGCTACCATCTTTTTGGAAAAGCTCTTGATGAAGAGATCAACGAGGGCAAAGATGAGTATGGTGGTTTTGCAGAGCTTGAAGATGGAAAAACACTGTCTGTTCGTTTTGGAGAAAAATCCATAGGGGGTGGTAAGCCCTTTGTTGAAGCGACCAGAATTGATTTTGAAGATCGAGATGATTACGACGAGGACATTCTTGATGATGTGGTCGATCTTGACTCCATTCTTGTAGTTGAATCCTATGAGAATCTTCAGAAAGCATTATATGAAACTGATGATGCGGATGAAGAAGACGACGATGAGGATGAGGACGAAGACGAGGAAGAGGAGGATGAGACAGAAAAGAAAAAAAAGAATGTAAAGAAGAGTGGCAAAAAGTCCTCGAAGAAGAACCACGATACGACTGGAAAAAAGAAAGGCAAGAAGTCGAAAGAATCTTCCCGGGACTCAGACGATACAGACGAGGACGAAGAAGAAGAAAAGGATAAAAAGAAAAAAGACAAGAAAAAGAAATCTCCTAAATGCCCACATGGTGGAACATTTGGTGAAGACTTTGACACACTTGAGGATTGTGATGAGTGCAAATTCTGGACTGAGTGTTCGGAAGCAGCAGATGATGAAGATGAGGATGAATAATTGATACATGCGGGGAGTGGCGGAATTGGCGATTAAAGTGCCTTTTAGCTGGTGGAAATTAGGTTAAATGACTTCACCCTACGAAAAATAATACACAGCTTTAATGGTCATTGGTAGACGCACAGGGCGGAAGCGAACGAGTCGGAAGCTCTGGTTGCCGGTGGAAACAAGCCAGATGGACGACTTACAAGCCCGGAAAGACCAATGCAGGTTCAAATCCTGTCTCCCCGCACATCTGGAGGTAATACACATGCTTTTATATATTGTAGGTAAAAATATAGCTCATAAAAAAGAAGGAGTTGTTTGGGAACTTGCGGGAGTATATGATAACGAAGAAAAGGCTTTAGCAGTTTGCACTAATCGTTACTATTTTATAGGCCCAATCACACTAAATCAGACATTTCCAAAAGAATCAATAGAATGGCCAGGGGCTTATTATCCATATCCTAATAAAAAGTAGGGGAAATAATGGTTGAAAGAAAACGAAAGTCTAAAAAACGTAAACGAACAAAAAATAATTACGAGTGTCCTCCCGATCTATTACCAACTGGGTGTACTTTATTGAACTGCGCGTTTTCAGATAATCCTTTCGGCGGTTTTAGAAAAGGAAAAATTGTAAACATTGTTGGTGATAGTTCTGCTGGAAAAAGCATTCTCTGCTACACATCATTAGCTGCCATTGCCTCCGATCCTGCTTTTGATAATTATCGCTTGATTGTGGATGACGCTGAATGTGCAGATTCATTTGATGTAAAAAAACTATTTGGTAAAAAACTGCTTGATAGGTTAGAGCCTCCTGGATGGAAAAACGATGAGCCTATTCATTCTGAGACTGTGCAAGATTTTTTAATGATGCTTAAAGATGCCGTAAATGAGAACAAACCCTTTGTCTATATCCTCGACTCATGGGATGCTGTTGATTCAGAAGAAGACCAAAAGCATCTGGATGATATGTATAAGAATTGGAAAAAAGACAGGGAGAATAAAAAAGGCACTTATGGCACAGCTAAAGCAAAGATGGCAAGTACCATTCTCAGAAATATCAAATCAGATATTAACAAAACACAGTCTGTTGTGGTCATCGTTTCTCAGGTACGTGAAAACCTAAATGCAGGCATGTTCGGATCAAAGAAAACAAGATCAGGAGGAAAAGCACTCAAGCATTACTCATGGCAAGAATGCTGGCTTTATCTTGGTTCAAAGATTAAACATCCGAGCACAAAACTTCCAACAGGCGTCACCACGTACAGTAAAACAGAAAAGAATCGTCAGACTGGAAAACTGAGGGATGTTGAGTTTACCATTTTTTATGATCTTGGAATTGATGATGTTGCTGCTAACATTAAATTTCTTGATTCTGTCAATTATTTAAAAAAGAAAAAACAAACGTATGTTATTCCTGAGCTTGACTTTGAAGGTACAAAAGATAAACTAATTGCACATATTGAAGATAATAATTTGGAAAAAGAAGTACAAAGAATGGTAGGTGAAGCGTGGAAAGAGAGGGAAGATTCAATCAAACTATCACGTAAAAAAAGGTTTGAATGATATGTCAAATAATAAAGGAGAGCCTGTTCTTGTTTGCGATTATTGTGGAAGAAGACAAACAAAATCAATGATGGGAAGAGTAGCCGGGGTAAACAAAAACATATGTTCAAGCTGTTATTTTTTGTTGGTTATGGATAGAGAGGATAGTAAATTACCTGGAATACGTCTGAGAAGAAGATTTAACTGCCGTAAAGGAATTAAAAATGCACCTATGTCCTAACTGTGGAAATAAAATGAAGTGGATCTCAATCAGAAAAATAGTTTTTGATAATGGAACATTTAAAGCACCCTGCTCTAAATGTGGCACATTATTTGTTATCAATCTTCCTTTTATTCCACCAGCAAAAAACAAAGTAGTATAATGAAAAAAACCACTTTAATAGATTCCAATTACATATGTTATCGTGCTAAGTTTGCTACAGGTCATTTACAGTACGGCAATGTTCGCACTGGTATATTATTTGGATTCTTTAATCAATTGATCACTGCTGCTGAAAAGACACAGCCTGATCAAATAGTGTTCTTTTGGGACAGTAAGAAATCGAAACGTAGAGAAATATTTCCTGATTACAAAATAAAGAGAAGACAGGAAAGAACTGAACTGGAAGAACAAGAATGGAAAACAGCATACGCACAGTTCAATCAACTCAGAAAAAAGATATTACCTGATCTTGGATTTAATAATCAGTTTCTACAGTCTGGCTATGAGTCAGATGATTTAATTGCACAATACGTTTTTGATTACGGTAATAAGGAAGATATATGTGTAGTGACAGGAGATGATGATCTCTTGCAATTATTAGAGTATTGTATTATTTACAATCCAGCAAAAGAATCTTTTGTTGACACAAAAAAATTTACTGAAATATATGGCATATCCCCATCACAATGGTCTGAAGTGAAAAAAATTGCTGGCTGCAACTCAGACTGTGTGCCTGGAGTGCAGGGGGTTGCAGAAAAAACTGCAATAAAATACTTGACAGGTGACTTAAAAACAACGACAAAGAAATATCAAGATATTGTCAATAATGGGGAGGTGATAGAGCGAAATCATAAGCTTGTAGTGTTACCATTTGAAGGTACACAGAATGTTATTCCTACAGCAGATGATTTCAATATGGCTAATTTTTTAAGATTTTGTAGACGTTTTGGTTTAAATTCGTTTAGGCAAGAAGAAAAGCAGGAGAAAATCAAACAATTATTTATGAAAGGAAAACACAATGGCGAGAAAAAAAGTAACAAAACCCGCAAAAGAAGAAAAAGCCGCAAAGAAGAGCACCAAGAAGGCAGCGCCAAAGAAAGCGGTAGAAGAAAAAAAGGATTTGCTTACTGAAGACTTCCTGAGCGACATCTGTGAAAAAATGGAT